TCCTTATGATGATAAGGAATGTGCATATCTGAAATAACAAGTATTCTTTTATTCTTCATACAGTTATAAGTTGTACTGCTTTTTTAATTATTTACAATCCTAACATGGTGATAATCAAATATCCCATTCCAGTAATTAATGAGCCAGTACAAATTAGTAAAATCTTTTCTAATCGTTTTACTCTTTCTTCTATTATGTTAATTTTATCATGAGTTAATTTCTGCATTATTCGACATAGCTTCTCGTGTGATTCTATTTTTTGTAATGCGTTTTTGCTCATTACTTTTTCTTTTTAGCTTTTGATTTTTTGACTTTAGATTTTTTAGGTGGTCTACCTTTTTTGCTTCCGTAAGTTCCTTTTCCCATTGGCATAATATTCTCCTAGTTTTTTAATTTTCCACCAGACCATTTAGCCTCTGGTAATCCATTAGTATATGATTTTCCATCAAATGTTAATACTTGTTTTCTATTATTTTTTTCAGAGTCAAAACTTACATGAACCCACCCACTTGATGGCTCTCCTGTGTAGTATTCAAGCAAAAGCTGGTCAAAGTTAGTGTGATTAGAAATCCAAAGTGCAATTTCAAGATTAGATACACCAGCTATTTCAAAATCAACTGCGTTTCCTGTAGTATGCTGTGATGTCTTTTTACTACCTATTGCTTCGCATAATTCCTCTGATCTATAACCAGATGTAATTGTAACTGGCTTATCAAACTTTGCTCTTACTGGCTCTAACACTTCATAACAAAGATCGCCTAGATTTTTAACCTCTCCACTACCAGCTTTATTTTTAATATCTTTTCTTGTAGCAGTTTGTGATTTTTCAAATTCTTCTAAAGTAAAATGTTTTGATAATTGCATCTAAACTCCTTGTGAAAGTTATTGAATTTTAGGGTTTTGTAGGGAATGTAGCATTTCTACATTTATCAACAGTATCTTTACCAGATGGTAAATCTCTTAATGCTTGTCTATATGTTTCCATATCAGATGTTAAAGTTGCATCAGATAAAGCTAGGTAATCTGTTTCAGCAAGTAATCTATTTCTTTTATTTCTTAATTCAGATAATGCTCTAGCTGGTGCATCAGCAAGAACATCTGCTTCTTCAGCATCTCTAGCTGCTTCTTCTTCTGCTGTAAAAGGAACTATGTTTCCATTTATATTGTGATGTCTAGCCATAATTATTTATACTCCATTGTTAATTGTTAAGCAATACCATAAAGGCAAATATCTCCAGAATCAATATTTCCACTAGCTACTTTAAATTGAAATCTTGTTAAAGCAGTTGTAGTATTAAAATATCCACTACTAAAGGCATTTTCAGCAAAATCACCATCTGTAATATTTACTGAATTTAACAAAAAATGTTTAACAAAAGTTGTAGAACTTGGGTTGAATAAATGTAAAGTTGCACACCCATTTCCATCAGCATCAGCATTAAGACCACCATTCATTCTTATAAATGCACTACCTTGTGCTTGGTCATAAGATGCTATATATGCTAATTCAGTAGCAGAATCTCCTTCATTATGTCTTGCTCTAAAAAAAGTGTTTGTTACTGTTTGATTATAATTAGTATTAGTTCCAGTATCTGCTTGAAAAGTTAAAGGTTCACCGTCTGTTGCTGGGTGTATATTAATAAACTTAAATATATACTCCTTATAAGTATCATCTAGCACCACACCACCACTACCATGAACAAAAGATAAAGTACCAGAACTAGAAGCTGTTAGCTTTTTAATAAATGTCATACTACTACCAAAACCAGCAGCCATACTTCCAGCATCAAATATTGTTGAACCATTACTAATTAAACCCATCTATACTCCAATTCCATATAATTTTATAATTCCATTAAAGTTTCCAGAATTACATTCAAATTTTACTTCATCAATGGCTGTTGTTGTATTGAAATAACCACTAAAAAAACTATGGTCTGATTGTGCAGTTATTACATTATTTGTTTCTACTATAAAATGTTTTACAAAAGTAGTGCTACTAGGATTAAAAATTCTTAAAGTTCCTACTAAACAACTATCATTATCATTATCAGTGGAACCATTATTTAAATGTAATAAACCAGTTCCTTGTGCTTCATCGCCAGCAGCACTATACCCAAGACCCGCAGAACTATTATCTTCAGCATGATAAGCTTCAAAAGCTGTACTTGTAACTGTTTCATTAAAACCACTTGCCCCAACAGCATTTGCTTGAAATTGCAAGAACCTACCATTTTCTTCAACATGAATATCAATAAACTTAAATATATACTGATCATAAGTATCATCAAATACAACAGAATCTGTACCATCATGAAACGTTAAATTAGCACTATTTGAAGCAGTTAAGGTTTTAATTAAAATCATTTTACCAGTTGCTACACCACTTCCTAAAGCACCAGCATCTATTATAGTTGTTCCGTTTGATACTACTGCCATTATGAATCCTTTATTCCGTAGAGTTTAATTTTACCAGAATCTATGTTTCCAGAACTCATTTTAAATTGTAATGCGTCAACAGCACTTGTACTGTTTCCATAACCAGCTACCAATGCGTGTCTGTTATAATTTACATTAAGAATGGTACTTGTATCTGCAATATAATGTTTTACAAAAGTTGTAGAACTCGGATTATATATAGTAAAATTTCCACTTACAGATTGATCTGCATCGTTTCCAGTATTATAATTAAACTTTGCAAATCCAGTACCAACCATATCATGTGCTGTTGAATATCCTAATAACGAATCACTATTATCTTCACTATGATAAGCGTCTATAACAGTATGAACTTTAGAAACATTATAATTACTTCCAGTATCTACACTAAAATTAAACATAAATTGAGTATTATCTGTAGCTGGGTGAATATTAATAAACTCAAACTTATAAATAGGATATGTGCTATCCAACACTACATCTGCTGTACCATGTACGAATGACAATGTTCCAGAACTACTAGCAGTTAAAGTTTTAATATGAACCATTGAGCCTAGATTAACTGAAAATGCTCCAGCATCTGCAATCGTTACTGCATTAGAAATAATTGCCATGTTTAAACCTCCGTCAGATTAAACTTATATTTCTTTCCTGATTTGTTATTAAGGATATAAAGTTCTTCTGAACCTTCTTGAATAGTCCAATTTCCAGTTGTGCCATCAACAATATTACCTTCGGCTTTACTTTCATTAGATAAATGTAAATCTCCAGTATAAATGTTAGCCCATTGGTGAGATGCACTTCCTAAATTGTAAGTATCATCAGCACTTGGTAATGCGTGTTCTCCAATAGAACCAAAGTCTGCTGCTGGTGCTGCTGCCCAAGTCATTCCACCAGTATTACCAGATTGTGCTGTAAGCATATATCCGTTTTGTGGTGCGTTAGATATTTGAAGTTTAGCTTCATTCACAACTTGATTTGCTAAATGTTCTTGATCAATACTTCCATCAACATAGTTATCTGAATCAACCGAGTTTGCACCAAGAGTAATTGTTGAATCTGCCCAATCAATAGTATTAGCTGTAAAATTAATAGTTCCTAAAAGAATATCAGCAGCACCATCATACATTTTTAAAAGTTGAGCAGTTGCAGCACCAGAAGTATCTAACCAGATAGTTCCAGCGACAGCACTACTAGGTCTTGAAGAACCTGAATTAGATGAATTAACAGCAGATAAAACATTGTTTATATCTGTTCTAACTGTGGGAAATGATGCGTTTGCTATGTTATAATCGTGTTGTGCCATAATGTTTTCTTATATCCCTTTTTAGAACCCCTTGCAAATGAAATCAAATGTTTTAGATACTGCTGAACCACTTGCATTTTTAAAAGTTACGTTAAATCCATTAATAGTTTTTGATTCTACTAAAAAGAAATCTCCAGTTGCCATTCCTTGTCCTGTAATTCCTAGTGCATAATTAGCAGTTTTATAAGGGTTTGTAAATGTAACAGTTTTAGTTCCAGCACCAGATGATATGTCGTTTCCACTAAATATTCTATCTTCCATATCTATTGTAACTGATACTGCTGATACCACAGGAGTTGAAGCTAAATCGCTTGAAGTTAAAACAACTCTAAATTTAAAGTATCTAGCAGTATAGTTACCAATTACAAAGTTTTGAAAAGATGTATATGTAGAGTTATCATCACTTGTTGCGATCTCAATATGTGCATTAGAATTAGCTGGTGTATCTCCATCAAAACTAGAATTTTGAGAATCAAATAATCCTGTTCTATTATCAAATAAATCGTCTGGGTCATCTGAAGTTTGTGTTAAACTAGCTGTAAGTCTGCAAGTATGTTTAGAACCTATATCAACTACATCTGCAAATAAGTAATTACCACTTGCAAAGAAGTCTGCATTAGCTACACCTGAATCAAAAAATCTAGTTGTTTCTGCATCAAAGTTTCCACTAGCTGAATCAAATAATTCTGAAGAATCTAATCTTAAAGTGTCATCTACTATTGCTGTATTTGTTAATGTTCCATCAAAATCTGGGTGTTCAGATACAGAAGTTATTGCGTTAAAGTTTTGAATCCCTGTAACATTAGAAATAATAGCTGTTGCATTAGAACTAAAGTTTCCAAGTTTATCTACTGCTTTAATTAAATAAGTTCCAACCCTTGCTGGTACATTAATTGATGTTGCTGGTCTTGATACTTTTTCAACTAAAGATACAGAGTTTGCCCAATCTCCTGTTCCATCTGTTACAAGAGAATATCTAATTTGATAATAAGCTAAATCTAAATCTGGTATTTGTGTCCATGATAAATGTGCTTCTTGTCCTAAAATATTACAAGAAAAATCTTCAACATCTTGTGGTGGTTCAATAGCACCTACAATAGTTCTAGTTGCTGTTACATAAGTTGATGATACACCTAAAGTATTTACAGCTTTAACTCTTACATTATAAATCTTTTGGTCAATTACATTTAAGACTCTATGATTTAATCCTGAACCTTGTGCATAGATAATATAATCTGAATCTGTGCTTAACTTGTATTCCACTTGGTAGTAATCAACAAAGCTATCGGTACTTGCACCAACAGTTACATTTAAAGCTACAATTACAGTTCCATCATTATATTCAATTAATTCATCATCTAATGTAACACTTGCTGGTGGTTGAATAACAAATGGATTAGGTAAGTTTGTACTAGGTGTTGATGCTACTTGTGTTTTAGTAGCCCATGTATAATGAGAGTCTTGGTGTTCCATTAAATCTAAACCTAATGTAAAATCAGCATTAAAATTAATTCCTAATACTCTAAATTGTTTGTTTGAAAATCCCAAGCTAGAATGTGTTACTCCTAAAATATCTCCTATGGCCACATCATAAGCACTAAAGCTAACATTGATTGTTAGACCTAATGCTTCTCTTGATCTTCTTAATATAACTTCTGCTAGTTCTAATGCTTGATATGGACTTGTTATATTTTTTAAATCAAATCTTCCTTCAAGTAAGAATCCACCATCAACTGTTTTCATAGCTGCGTGTTTGTCTGCTGCTGAATATCCACTATCATCTATTTCAGGAAATTGAACTTCATCTACTTGATAGTTTCTATCAGGATTAACATAAGAACAAATAACTCTATTATATTTTGAGTTTTTAGTTGGACTTGCTAAAGTATAACCACCAATAATATCATCTTCTGTAACTGTAATTGATGATGACCCTGTTGTTTCAACAATTAATTTATATTTTCCACCGACATAAGGAAGATAACCTCTACAACCTTTTAAAAATTCTCTAACATTATCTATAACTGGACTTGATGTATCAATAATTGCGTTACAATCCATAACATCTATTGTAGTTGAACCATAAGCTGTAACATCTGTATCGCAGATTCCTGACGCAGTATAAAAACTTGGTATATCAATATTAGCTATTGCTAAACCTTTTCCATATCTTTCGTTAGTTAAGTAATCTAATAAACACCATGCTGGGTTATTTGAAAATGCAGCAGTTTGAGCAACAGAACTTGAATTGTAAGCTACTACTTTTTTACCTTGTACTACTGATTGTACTTTTGGGATTCCTGTAAATGCGTCTTGATTCCACTTAAATTTTAAAGCTAAATAAGAAAGACCAGATAGTTTATGTAAACTTCCCCAAGAAGATAATGTTGATAATAAACTTGATGCTGATTGACCATCAGTTCCATAATGTGGTTCTACTGTAATATAACTTGCAGAGTCTTTATAAAAATTAGCATCATTACTTGCTACTGTTCTTTGAGTGTTATCTGCTAGATCGCCTGACCATGTAACTACTTTATCATCTATTCTTATTTCTGTTATATCGTTTATCTCTCCTTCAGATAAAATAATAGCCATATATAAAAATTCATTATCAGTACCAGAGGTTTCAAGAAATACTCTAGTTCCACCAATCATTCTTTCTCCATAGATTACAGGAATGTTTGCGTCATTAGATTGTTTGTTTAATAAGATTCCTTTTTCATAATTATCAAAGTCATTAGTTCCAAAGTCTGGTTGTTCAGGAACTTTAGGTCGCATTACCCAAGCTATTGCAACACTAACAACTAATGAAACAATAGGATTAGATATAAATGCTCTTGTTACAATACTAACTGCTGATTTAAAAAAATTTCCAAAACCCATTATGCTTTACCCCATTTAATATCTTGTACTGTTTCAGAACTAAAATCCATTCCTACATCTGCACTAAAGAATCTTTGTTGTGATGTGTTGTTTGTTTTACGACCATTCTTTTTATCAAAGTCTGCCCAATGAGATACTACTGCTAAATTAACTGTGCTATCTGTTTCAGATTCATTTACAGAAAAACTTTCTATGTTACCAGAATATAAAAGAAATGGGTCTGCAATAATAGAATTATCATCAGCTAATAAACCTCTAAAAATAGTTACAGCATCATTGACTACATTCTCCCCTAAACAAACTGAAATAAATGTTTGATCTGCACCTGATAAAGATATTGTTAAACTTGATTTAGTTACATCTGCTTGTTCTGTAAAATTAGAAAAACCTAATATAAAATCACTTGTTAAATATGTAACTGAACCACCTGATATAGATGATGTTAATGGAAATGAACAATCTGTAATATTAATAGGAGTACCAAACCCAAGTGTAATAAGGTGGAATGGTCTAATATCATTAGTCGCTAATTCGTTCTTTAATGCTGTTGTCAGGCTTCTCGTCATATTCCTCAAATGTTTTTCTAGTTACTTTTATTGAATCATTGACAGTATAAGTAGCATTTTTAGATGGGTCTCTATACTTTCCTTGATTAAAAGATTGAGCATTAAAGTCATCAGCATCTATTATTTCTTCAGCTAAAAAATCAACACTAATCCAATACTTTACTTTATATTTCATCTATAAGGCTTCTTCAACATCAAATTGGTACTCGTAATATAATTTGCCTTCATTATCTGCACCTGATACTCCAAATTCTTGAATGTCAGTTGTTAAAGATACTGTAAAAGGAACATTGTCATAAGTAACTACTGAATCATTTGCTAGTGCTACAAGTAAAGGTGGTTCTATTGTTACTGTTGAAGCATTACTAGATGCCTGAACATCTGCTACAACCATATAAACTTTAGAATGACTTGCAAACTTTAAAAAATCTCCAGCTTTAAATGCGTGTGGATTGTCGTTGTTATGTCCATTCATAGCAATCGTTGTATCTCCAACTGCGTGAACACCATCTATTAAAACTGTACCAGATTCATTACCTCTAGCATCTTCTATTTCTGGTGGTATGATTGTAAAAGTTTCTTTCTGGCCTCTTTGTTTCATTATAAAAGCCATCAACTCTCCATAAGTGCTTGATCTAGTTCCAGTAATAATTTGAACTGTGAAAGCAAATCTTTGATTATCAATTTGTCTTACTAATCTTTTACCTGATACTGATTTAGATATAATAGTATTTTGAATAGACTTTATTCCTAAAGTTCCAAATTTAGCAGTTGATATAGGGAAAGCACCAGACATTATATAATACTTTTCGCACCTCTCTCATTAACAGCTTGATTAATTAATTGAGTTATTGTTCCTCTACTTTGAGTTAGTAGTTCATCAAATCCTCTAGCATCTACTGTATTAATATTAAAATTAACTGTTGTACTTCCACCACCTGAACCACCTCTAGCTGATTGAGTAATTTGTCCTGATTGATTTGGTACAAACATTTCAGCACCATTTTCTCCAACTACGATTGGTTGTCCTTTTGATACTGCACCACCACTAGCAAACATTTTAAATCCTGAACCACCACCCCCTCCTGACATAGCATTAAGTACGATTTGTCTTTTTAGATTGGTGTTTTGTTTTCTAATTAAATTATCATATTCTGCTGCTTGTTTAACTTGATCTTTATCAAGTAATTTTTTTATTCCCATTAAAGCAATTTGTTCTATTAAATGTGCAGTTATTTTAACTAGAACTCCTTGTGCCATCTTTCTAAATGTTTCTTCTAAATTTTTTCCCAATACAAGAGTTTCTGCAAGAGCCTGTGAAGTGGCTTTGATTCCACCTAGAAAACCTTCAGCAATTATATTTTTAATATTTTGACTTTTCTTTTCTAATTCGTCTAATCTCTTATGAGTTAATTCTCTGACTTTATCTATTGTTTCTATTATTGCTTGTTTAATTAATTGAAATTGAGTTTTAACTTCAAATATTGGTGGTAATGATGCAATAAATATTTCTTTCATTTTTTCAGCATTTTCAGCAGCTTCCATTTCTGCACCTGTTAATTCTTTGATTAAATCAATAATCTTTTGTAAATTTATAATTACAATAGCTGCACCACCTATAAGAAGATTTTTTTTAGTTGCTGAATTAAAAGCTAACATAGATACAGTTGCACCCTTAATAGCAATAGATAGACTTATAAAAAATTTAATTAAAGCAAATGCTATTAATATTTTTATAGTTTCAATTATTGCTGTCATATTTCTTTGAAAAAATTTTAAAACTTCAACAGTTCCTCTTAATGCACTTGATAAACCTTTTCCGATTGTTTGTCCAAATTCTTTAAATGTTTGTTCATTTGCTTTTACAAAGTTATCTAAAAGTTTAAATTGTATTTTTAGTTCATCAAAAAAACCAGCATCTAATACTGATCTTTTAAAATTGAAAAATGAATCTCCTAACATTGAAAGAGTACCCTCAAATGTTGCTGCTAATGCGTCAGTTGCACCATCAAACTCTCCACCTCTACCAAAGACTCTATCAAATGCTGCTGCTGTTTCTTCTACTGATACTACTGCACCAGCTTTGAAACCTAACATACCTTTAACACCTCTATCTCTAAATAGATCAGCAGCACTAATACCAGCACTCATTGATCTTTGAATTTGTTCTGCTGTAGTTTTAAAATCTAGTCCTGTTACTGCTGCAACATTACCAGTAATTTTCATAAGTTTAGCCATTTCTTTTGCATCTTCAGAAACAACTGCAAGAACACCTGAACCAGCTTGAATTTCCTCTAGTGAGAAAGGAACTTTAGCAGCAAACTTTGCCATTTCATCAAATGCTTTACCACCCTCTTTAGCACTACCAAATAAGAATTTTAATCTTACTTTTAATCCTTCTATTTGTTTTCCTGTATTAACTAATGATCTAATAGCAAGTCCAGCACCCAAACCAATAAAAGCATTTTGCAAATTAAATACTGCACTTTTAACTTTAGATAAACTTCCTTGAACACCATTTAAAGCCTGTTTCGACTTATCTTTTGCTACAATGTCTATTTTAAGTTGTTGTGCCATTATTTATAATTCTTTGCTTCTGCTAGTGATTGGTTTCTTTTATACTGATCTTGCTCTTTTTTCAAGTAAGCTAACCATAAATTATAATGACTAACTGGCATATCAAGAACTTGTTGAATTGGAATGTGGAGTCTGTCTGCTACTACTAAAAGCGACCTTATTTCAGGGTCGCTATCTACTTTTTTTCGGCTTCCTCGAATGAGGTATCTGCAAGAATTTGATTAGCAATAGTAGCTATAACATTGGAGTCTGCTTTTTTTCTTAAAGCAAATTTATCCAAAGCATCAAAGGCTTTAATCATTTCTCCTTTGTCATTTTTTACTTGGAGTTTCATTATAAGTAAATCAACTAGAATAGTTAAGTCTTGAAAGTTATTAGACTTTTTAAAGATAATGTTTTTTTCTTCAAGAGTTAATGGTTCTGAATAGAATATACTAGCATTTCCATGCTCGTCTTTCCATTGTTCGACTTCTATTGTAATAGTTTTAAGAGTTTCAAAATGGGATTTAACCCTGTCTATAACTAACATAAATTAGATTAAGCTGTTCCTCTTGATAAAGTTCCTGTGCCTTGAAAAGTAACTGTTCTAGTAGTTATTCCATCTAATGTAACATTGACACTCATTCCTGTAACAATTCCTGAACCAGTAAAAGTTTCATCTCCTGAAGCATTACCCTCTGGTGCTAATATAAAAGCTATTGTAGTTCCAGCAGTTAATGTTTGTTGTGGAGTATCAGTTTCATCATAACTCATGTCTAAACTTCCTGAAAATGATGTTCTTCCTGTTACAAACGATTTAGTTGAATCTGATAACTGAGTATCTTCTACAACATCAGCAGTAGTTTCAAGTGTGTAACCAGTTAGTTCGCCAATACCAGTTCCACCAGCAGTTACTACTCCTTCTTTACCAAAGTGTGTCGCCATTTTTTAATCCTTATCTTTAATTTGTTTTTGTTTAAAAGAAGATTTTACTTCATTAGGTTTTTCTTCTTTTGTTTGTTTATAACCTAATTTTAAAAAATTTTCAAGTTGAGTTTCATTAATACTTATTTCTGCACCATCTTTATATAGTTTAATATCTTTAGCCATAAGTCCTTTTATTACTTTTCATCTTCCTCGTCAATATCTTCTTCATCTTCTTCGTCATCTAAATCTTCATCATTATCTTCTTTTTCCCATGTTTGATCTTCTTCCTCTACATAGTTCTCTTTAATTTCTTCAACTAAATCTTTTACTTGTTCGCAAAGCATAGACTCTTTGTCATGTAGTTTTTCTACTTGATCTATTTTTTTAGTTATTTTATCTAATATTTTTTCTATATTCATTTGTTATATCCTTATGGTGTTCCTGATTGATACTCGTACATACATCTAATTGTCATTTTTATTCCACCTACTGGAAATAAAGAACCTTCATCTGTTTCTACTTGTACTACTTCCGAATCAAGTGCGTTACCATCTCTTGTAATATCAGCTTCTATTGCAGATTCAATAGCTGTAATTAATGCGTTTCTTGCAGTATCTATATTAGCTTCTGCACCTTTAACAAATCCTAATATTACAAAATCAATCGTACCATGTCTTGTTTTAGCACCACTTCCAAGTTCACTATCCTCTCTATTTTCTTCTGATGTCTGAACTATAACTGCTGGGTATTGTTGCATAGATAATTCGTCTAACAAGAAAGGTTGTCTAGTAGCTTTTTTAATTGCTGGACTAGATATGTTTGAAATAACTGATAATAAGTTTGCTGCTATATCTTCTCTTATACTCATATTCTTGCCTTCCTAAATTCTTTGGCTACAAATTTATTAAATTGTCTGCCTATTATATTAGCAGTTCTATCATTAAATCCAAAAAATTCCCTCTTATTTTTTCCTAACACTTGATTAAATACTGCTCTTTTAAGCATTTGACTATTACTGAATCCTACTGATACTTTATTTGTTCCTGTTTTTCTAATTGTTTTTCCACTAGGAGTTAAAGCACCCAACATTCTACCAGAATAAAATAAATCTACTTTTGTTGGATAGCCCTTTTTTTGTAGATGTTTTAAGTAACCTTGTGAGTAAGGTGCAAAGGGTCTATCTCTAAAGTCTATTCCTTTTGCAGTTTTAGTTCTGATAATATCTAATAATTGAAAACCACCTTGTAGTATTCCTTTTTCAATAATGCTTTTAAATTTTCTCTCTATTCTTTTGAATCGTTTTTTAATGAACTCTGAATTAGTTTTGATTTTTACTTCTAAAGCCATTTATCTAGTTAATCGTCTATATCCATGTAAAACTTCTCTTTCGCCTACAGAGATACTAGCATCTGAATCATTATCGTATTCAACACCATCTTCTAATATTGATCTCATTTCTTTTGCATATTCAGAAGCATAAAATTCACTCATTCTTTCAAATCTATCTTTATCTGTTTCTGGTCTAAATTTAGTTAATGCTGGTAAAAAGAATCTTGATAAGAATAGATAAACACCAGCACGTTCAAACTGATCTAAATTAATTTTTGTATTATCCATTTCAGCAGTTTGTAATGCTGTAATATCTGTATAAATATTATTTTTATATACTGGAAACCATTTAGTTCTTAATTCTCTTAATATATCATTAGTAGTTTGAGCATAGAAATTAACTGTTTCTGTTGCGTTATTTGCAATACCAAAGTCAAAGGCATCTGGTTGATACTTTGTTACATCAGCAGCTACTATTACATTTGCACCAGTAAAGTTTGCCATATTAGAATATCCAAATTAATAAGATTATTCCTACTATAATACCAGCACTTACTTTAGGATTATCTTCTGCTAGTTTAATATATTTTTGTAAGTTTTTCATTTCTTTTTCTCTTTTCTTTTTTTTGGTTTTAATTGTACTACTGTTTCGTTTTCATAAGTTTTATCTTCAGATACTTGCACAACTTCTTTTACTTCTTTAATTTTTTTTGTTTCATCTGATGCTAACGTAAAACCTCTTGCTTCCCAATTTGCAACATTAGCTTCATAATCAACTTGTAATCTTTCTATGATTTTATCGCCTTTTTTTAACTTAACTTTATTCATAATATTCTCCTATGTGTTTGTCCAATGGGCGATTTCTCGCCCACCAGATATAAGTCTTAAATTACGGACTAACAATACTAGAATCAACGTGTAACTCAACTCCATAAGAGTCATGTAACTCGGCAACTCCATATACTGCTGTCGCAACAATTTCATCAGCACGTAAAGATGCATCTCTTTGAATTTCAATTTTCAAATCTTGCATCATAGCTAGACCAAGTGCGTCTTTATGGAATATACCAACTTTGTAATCCCCAACTGTACCTGTGTTTGCCATATTTGCAGATTCAAAAAGTTGAATTCCAGCAAGTTGTCCAATGTATCCACTTCTTAATGCTTCATTAGAAGTTTCAGTATCTAAACCAGCAAAAGTATTAGTCATACCTGATTTAAGATCGTAAGCTACATGAGGGTGCATTACTGCATAACACTCATTTACTGGTAGTCCTAATGATCTTAAAACTGCTGCTGCATTAAAGATAGCTGCTGGTGCTAAAACTGCTGACGCACTTCCAGCTGTTTGTGAAAACCCATCAAACAAAGCAAGTAGATCAACGTCAATTTTTTTAGCGATTGCTTTACCAAATAATTGTCCAATGTCTGCTGCTACATTTCTTGATGCACTATTTCTAGCCATGTCAGTTAGTGTAGTCATAACACCAACTTCACTTGCTGTGATAGTTACTTCTGTAGGGTTTATTGCTGTATTGCCCAGATCAGTTGCATCTGCTACTGCTGCTGCTGAGATTGCTGGGTAGATAGGAACTTGAATTGCTTTCCCACCACCACTTATTGTATAGTTTTTAACCAAATTTCTCATCAAAGATTGCTCTTGAATGACAAACTGGGCTTCTGCGATTATTGCTGTATACAGTTCTGATACTGTAGCAGCCGTTGTTTCGTTAGCCATAGTCTTTATCCTTTATTTTATTTGTTTAATATAATTTGAGTAGGTCTTTCATCTCGTGCTTTTTTGTATTTAGCATATGTAGCACGATCTTCTGACTTACTCATGTCCAAGTCCTGAATGTTGAAAGGTTTTACAGTTTTACCCTCGACACTACTCTGGCTTCCTGAACCAGACAAAGACCCTTGACGGAAATGTGGGTTAGCATCTAAAAACTCTTTAACTTTATCTTGTATTGTTAATAGTTCTCCTTGTGAGTTATATCTCACATTAGAATTATTATCAAGAATTTCTATTCTACCATCATCATTATATTTGATCTCATTTTTAATTAAAGATACGACTTGTCCAGCATTAATAGCTTTATGTTCGTTAGCAATAGATAGAATTGAGTTATCAACTTTCTCTTTTTTCATCTGATCTTTATATTTATTAATTTCTATGTCTTTTTCAGATAATCTATCTTGCATAATCTTTTCAATATCAGCTTTAGATTTTGCTTCTTTTAATTGCTGTTCTTTTAGAAGTTCTGATTTTTGAGATGCTTCTGCTTCAAGAATCTTTTGTGTTTTTCTTTGTTCAGCTTCTAGTCTAGTTTTGATTATGTTATCTAATTGCTCTTGTGTAAAAGTTTGTTGCTTTGGTGTTTCTGCTTGTGCTTCTACTTTTACTTCTTCTTTTGGTGCTTCTGTTTGTTCGTTTTTCGGTTGAACTACCTCTGTTTCTTGCGTCATAAGACTCCTATTTAGTTTATATTATTAGTTCTCCAGCTTTATTATACCAATCAGGATTGACATAACTCCATTGGTGTCGGCAATTATAACCCCCTCGAACTATTAAAGGATTACCAGACTTTTTACCTTTCCAACTTGTGCTTGACCAAATTTTTCTAACTTCGTCAATAGTGAAAAGTCCACCTTGTCTTTTGTTATATACTCCACTTACTACATTTCTACATAACTGTCTAGTCGTTGGAATTACATCTCCATAGTATTTAACATAAGTTAAACCAGCATCATTTGACTTATTAAAGTTTAATGTTGCATCAAAATCTCTTAAAGAATCGTTTAAAATCTGTCCAGCATATCGTTTCATGTTCTCTCCAGTACGATCTCTAGCAAATTTAGATTGTAATGATTGAACTGCTTTATCAACTTCTGATTGTTTTGATTTATTAAACTTATTTTTATTTATATAATCAACTAATTTCTGTGCTTCTACATCATCTGAACTTGCATAGATTCCATTTATAGTTTGTCTTAATTCTTTTTGTAATACTGTAAAATCTGAACCTATTAATGTATTCTGATAAACCTTTTCTGATAATCTTCTTGTGAATGTATTTGAAACATCTTTAAACTGTGTAAAGTATTGTTGCTTTAAATTTTGAATTAAAGATAAATCTCCTTTAGTTAATTCTTGAAACTCAATAGGAATATTACCAATTCGTTTAAATGTTTTCTCAATTCTTTTAGCTTGTTTATTAAAGCCTTTTCTAACAACTGTATCTGACCATGCTAAATATTCTCTTTCAAGAATAGCTTTGATCTGTGGTCTAATAGCAATAGCAGCTTGTAGTTCTATTAACTTTCCATCTGTTAAAGGTAATTTTCCAGCAAGTGATACTACTTCTTGCTCTATCTTGTCTAATGTTTTGATTAATGTTTTATAAAATTCTGCTTCAGCAAGTTCTATTTGCTTGATTCGGTATTGAGTAGTTTTTTGGATTATATCTGCCATATACAAGTCTTTATCATAAAAAAAATAAAAACTCAAAAAACAAAAAAAGCCTTTTCTTTTATTTAAGTGCATTTAGTTTGATTGATGGTGGCTACTTATTTTTTTTTATTCTTGCCTTTATTGACTTTGCTAACTTCTAGGGCATTTCCAAAAAGTGGGCATGGTATAATTATATATAAATAAATATAAATAACAAAAGGAGAGAAAATGAAAAAAGAAGAAACCCAAACAAAAGAATCAACAGTATTAGGAATAATAACTATTGGTGGTGGTTGTTCATGGTATCAAGGCACAGATGAAATTGAGTTAGCTTTTAAATGTGCCAAAGTTTGCAAACAAGATTGGAAACATTTATTTCAATTTAAAAAGAAACATGAATTTCCAGTTAATCTTTTTGATCTTACCAAAGCCAAAAAAGGTTGGAGACAAAATTTAAATGGTCGTGTTTATTGTGATGAAACAAAAGAAGAACTGCCATTAATAAAAACTTTGTGGGTAGCTGTATAATAAAATAATTAATTAGGCGATCTTAATGGTCGCCTTTTTTATATCTGCTCTTGTTCTATTGCTTGATCTTCCTCTACTACTTCGTCTTGTGTAAATTCTCCAACCTCTGATTTAATATCTATTTCTTCAAATATCTCATTTAGTTTTTCATCATCATCTATTACTGCTCTAGCTATTTCTTTATCAACTTCTTTATTAAAAGTAGGAGAACCAATGTTTAATGCTTTAGCTTGTTGGTAATAAGCAAGATCAGCAGCATAATCTCTAATGTTAAATGAATCAGGATAATTAATTTCTCCTTCAAATTTAGTATTTTGAAATAGTGCATATAGTTTAAATAATTGTTCTTCTGCTAATTGTAAGTTATCTGCTTTTT